CCCGGTGATGCCCCTGTTGGCGAACTGGTCCAGGGCCTGCTGCGCGGCCTGACGCCGGGTCTGCACGCCGAGCAGCACGGTGCCGGAGGCTCGGGAGGTGATGCGCTGGTAGACGTCCACCACGGCGCGGGTGATGCGCTGGTACAGGGGCCGGGTGTCGGCCGCCATGGAAGCGGCGAGCCGGTCGACGGAGGGCGCGTTCGGCAGGGCGCGGCGCGCGGCCAGCTCCCGGCCGATGTCCAGGCCGCCCAGCTCGGCGACAGCCGCCTGCCGGCCCCGCCCGTACGCCTCGGTGAGCGCGCGGGCGATAGCGCCGTCGGCGTCCTGCTGCAACGCGGTCGAGATGGTCTCGACCGCGCTGCGCAGGTCTCCCACCGCCCGAGCTTTGAGCTCGGCCCACCGGGGGCTTTCGATGCCCGCTGCCAGCGCCGCCGCGAGGCGGGCCAGCAGGGCAAACTCTGCGGCCTCGTAGAGGTCACGGACCTCCCGGGCCAGATCCTCCGCCATTGCTGGGGAAACCGGCATGGCCGCCGCCCTCCGCTCCGGTCATCGTCGGATCGTTGACGAGGGCGCCGGTCTCCTTGAGGATCCGGTCGACCTCTTCCCGGACGGCCGTGTCGTCGAGGTCGGGGTTGCGCAGCCGCACCTTCGCTTCCGTGCTGGCCGCTTTCGCTTGTTCCCACAAGAACAGCGTCTCGCCGACGGACTTGGGGTCCTCGGAGACGCTGTCGCCGAGGTCCATCTTCGGCCGCTCCGGGGCCACCGTGCTGAAGCCGAGGACGCGGTCCAGTTGCAGCATCACGTGCAGGATCCGGGGCACCTCCGGCTGCTGATATGCGGCCTTCTTGTTCCGCGTGATCATGCTCTTGCGCTCGCGGGCCACGACCTCGGTCGCCGTGACCGCGGCGTCGCCGCTGAGCCCGAACGACTGGGCGGAGTAGCCCGCGAACTGCACGGCCTGGCGGGTGAAGGCCATCCACGACTGCTCGTGCTCCTGGACGCGGATCTCGAACTGGTTGAGGGTGATGCCCTCACCGGAGGTCGGGGACGCGTTGATCGGCGTCCAGACCTCTTTGTCGTCGTCGAAGAAAGCGCCCTTGCCGGGGCCCTCGCTGGTCAGGAAGCCCTGCGGCGCGATGATCCGCGCCTTCGCCAGCCGGATGTCCCGCATCCACGAGGTGAACGTCTCATCGAGAGACATGAAGGCGTCGCGGACCCCATCGGACTGCCAGTCGGAGCGCCCCAGCATGCTGCCCCGGTACTTGCGGTTGGGGCGGATGTTGGGGATGTAGACGGCCGTCAGGTCCTTGATGCCGGTGCTGATCGAGTCGCCGGGCCCGTTTGGGTCGAGGCTGCTGACGATGCCTTCGGTCTCGGGGCTCTCGGTGAGTGGGACCTTCCGGCCGAGGTTGTCGAGGGTGCCCTCGTAGAGGCCGTGCAGGATGACGCCGGTCTCGTGGCACTCCAGGTGACGGATCACCTCGTTGCCGTTGCGGGCGACCTCGCGCCACAGGGTGATCGAGGTGAGGACGCCCATGGTCCAGACGGGGATGATGCCGTCGGCGTGCGCGGCGGTGAGCAGCGGCCGGGGCGCGAGGTCCCGGTTCCAGGTGGCGCGCAGGCACACCCCGCCGAGCGCGGCGCCGATCTCGGCGGACTCCAGCAGGATCGTGTTGATGCCGCCTTCGTCCACGATCTCGTCGAGGCGGGCCTGCGTCTCCTTGGTGTCCACGGTGAAGGTGGGCGCCTCGGAGTACAGCAGGTCGGCGGAGGTGGCGGCGATGTCGGCGGCGAGCGGCACGTGCAGCCGGTTGTCGCGCCGGCCGACCGGACGGGGGCGCTCCCAGATCCGCCAGCCGCGGCCTCGCTCGTCGCGGAGGCCCCCGTCGGGGGCGTCGTAGCCCTGGAGGGCGTACACCTCGCGCAGCCGCGTCTTCTGGCCGGAGTACCAGGCGTCGTCGATGCGCATGTCGCGGAGCTGCTTGGCGAGGTGCTGGGGCGGCCACGCGACGTTGTTCTCAGGCAGCGGCACCGGTCGCCTCCCATTCGATCAGGCCGCGCCACTCGTGCGCGGTGGAGTGGACGGCGTACCGAAGGGCATCCGCTGAGTGGTCCTGGATCTTGAGCGGCTTGTCCTCGCCGCGCTCGGCTGCTTTCTCATCCCACGCGTAGCCGGGGAGTTCGCCGAGCAGGCCGGCGCAGGAGCGGTGGATGCGGAGCAGGCCGGAGCCGAGGGCCACGCCGACAGAGCGGATGCCGTCGAGGACGTCGTTGATGCCCGGGGTGACGTTGGGGACGCGGTCGCTCCACAGCTGCGTCATGAACGACGCGGCGGACGGGTCTACGAAGATCCATTCGGGGCTGACGCCGCGCCCGTTGCCGATCTCGCCCGGCCGGCGCACGTTCGCCAGCCACTGACGGACGTCGGTGGAGTACTGGGCGTCGGTCTGCTGCCGGAACGCGGTCGCCGAGTCGTACCGGTACTCGCTGACGGCGTACATGTGCCCGTCGTCGCCGAGGCCCATGAGGATCGCACTGAACGGGTTGACGGTGCCGTAGTCGATGCCGACGGCGAGCCAGCGACGCATGTACGGCAGGACGTCGATGACGTTGCGGTCCTCGTCGAACATGTCGTAGACGGCGCCCTGGGCGAGGCACCATTCGCCGAGGATGAAGCGGCGGTACCAGAGCCCGACGTACTGCTTCTTGAGGCGGGCGACGTAGGCCGGGCTGAGCGTGGGGTTGTCGTCGAGGGTGAAGTGCCAGTTGCGCAGGCCGACGTCGGTGCCCTTGAGGATGAAGTCTTTGCGCAGCCAGTGGAACGGGCCGTCAGGGTTCGTGGTGGCCAGGAGCCGGGACTGGTCGCCCACGCGCAGGCGCGAGAGCAGCATCATCCAGAAGCCCTGAGGGAGCAGCGTCGCCTCATCCACGTACGCGAGCGCGATGGTCGCGCCCCGGATGCGGCCTTCCGCACGGACGTCGTTCGCGCCCACCAGGTGGACGGTACGGCCGAGGATCACGGCCGTCGTCGAGCCCGTGGTGTGGCTCACCTGCTTGGCCAGCGCCCCGAACAGGTGCACGCTCTGAAGCGGGTCGATGATGTTGCGCTCGATGGTCTGCAACGTCTTGCCGATGATGACGACCAGGCCGTGATCGGGTGCGGCAACGAGCGCGCCCAGGAAGCCGACCAGACTCGCGATCGTCTTGCCGGACGACACGGCCCCCGACCACAAGGCGATCGGTGCATCCTGCGCCTCTACGACGCTCCGGATCTGCTTCGGCGAGAGCGGAAGGGTGAGGTCACGGAGCATCACCGGCCCCCTCGTCCTCGCCTCCGCTCGCCTCCTGCTGCTGCTCGCGGTAGACGGCGGTCAGGCCGGCCATGAGCTGGCCGACCATGCTCTTCGCCGCGTCGGCGCCGGTGTCGTCCTTGACCGGTACCAGGCGCGTCGAGCGGTCGATGGCGACGCCGAGGGTCGTCATCAGGTTCTTCTTCTCCAGCGCGGGCGGCTCATCGACCAGCTTCGTGGCGACCGTGTTGTCCTTGCCGCCGAAGCTGATGAGGGTGCAGGGCTCCCAGAGTTGTTCGCGCAGGCGCACTGCGTCGACCGTGAGGTCATAGGCGAGGTCGGTACGCATCTTTGCGAGATCAGCGGTGCGGATCTCGGTGGCCTGGCGGACTTCGGCGGCGCGGGCGAAGGACAGGCCCATCTCGGCTGCTTCTTCGCTGATGGTGCGCCCGGAGCGCCGCATGATGCGGGCGATCTCGTTGCGGCCCTTGCCCTGGGCGTGGAGGTAGCGGATTTCGGCGCGGTCGTCGTCGGTGATGGGGCGGCCGGCCATCGGTCACCTCCCCGGGGAATGCGAACGGCCCCCGCCGGGTGGACGGGGGCCGTGCTGTGAAGCGCTGGTGTCCGGGCACGCCGGACTTGGGGCCAGGATGACCGATGATCGTCCAGAACGCAACTACATGGGCGAGGCCCTGCCGGACGGGGGAGCACGGCAGGGCCTCGGGCCGAGTGTCGCAGGTGTCAGCGTGAGAACGACTGGAACGCCGCACGGTCCACGCGGCCCGCAGACGCCGCCTCAGGCAGCACGCGGGCGAGCGCAGGCGACGCGGCGGCGCTGCCACGGGAGGCCAGCTCGGCCAGCGGGATACGGCGACGCTGCTGCGGACTGGTGGGCTCGTTCATGGGGTTCTCCCTCTCGGGGTGCTCGTCGGGTCGAGTGTGGCAGGCGACTACTCGCCGCGAGCAGCTCGTTCGTAGGCTCGCGCGGTCTGCGCATCACCCGTCTGGCGGCCGAGGTCGACGATGTTCGCGCAGGCCTCACTTAGTACGGCCTTGGCGATCGCCGGGTACGCAGACTCCAGGGCCCTGATGACGCGGCGGCGGGCCTCTTCCGGGCTCATGGACTCGGGGAGCCCAGGGAAAGCGGCGTCCACGGCGGCGTCGATGACGGCAGCAGGCACCACGTGCGCGATCGCGGCGGTGGTGGTGGTCATGGGCTGCTCCTCATGGTGGCGGTATGGGGCGAGTGTGGCAGGCGGTCAGCCCTTCGCGGGCTCCGGCGGGCGCTTTGCCCGATCGGACAATGCCGCCTGCTTCTCGCGCTGCTCCGGGGTCCAGCCGCCGGGGGTGGGTGTGGGCTCGGTCATGATGGTGCTCCGTCTCAGTGGGTTGGGATGGGTGAACCGGGGCGGCCGACTAGCTGCCAGGCGGGCGGTCGCCCCGGGGCTTAGGTGCGCGGCGGCCAGTGAATCTTCCGGAGCCGGTCGCGTTGGTCGGGGCCGTTGTTGGCGTTGGCGTTGGCGTCCTCACCTGCGGCAACAACACCAACAGGGGACAGCTCGTCAACGGGGGAGGGGAGGGGCGGGAAGTCATCCCGGTGGACGCCCGGCCCATTGCCCGCGACAGTGCGCACGCCCGCACGTACGGGGATGTCCTCGTCGGTGAGGAAGTCCCGTACCTCCTTCGTGGTCTCCCACTGGAGCGCGTTGCGCAGCACGGTGAGGAGCACGCCGCGGCCGTCGCCGACCAGATCCCACAGCAGCTCGACGGCGTCGTCCCGGGTGAGGTACTCGACCTCTCCCCCGTCCTCCGGCTCCTCGCCCGCTTCGCTGGCGGTCCAGGCGGCGAGACACCAGAGGCTGATGCCGGCCCCGGCCACGGACAGCGCCAGGCCCGGGTGCGGCAGTACGACCCCGGCCCCGTAAGCGCCGCCAAGGCTGGTGCCGATCAGGCGCGCCAGGGTGGGCTTGACCGCGCCGGGGAACAGCCAGTGGCCGAACTGGCAGCACAGCACGGCGGACCCCTCCCCCATGCGCCCGGCGGCCGTCACGACAGGCCCGCGAGGTAGTCGCCGAGCCAGTTGACGACCGACACCAGCGGCGGCGCGAGGTACTCGACGGTGCCCCGGGACAGGCCGAGGCAGATCCCGGCGAGGATCGACAGGGCGATCGACGTGCGCCACTTCCGCTTACCGAAGATCCAGCGCGCGACCAAGCCGACGGTGGTGAGGATGGCGACGCCGTGGCCGCCGTTGTTGAGCATCAGGTCGTACGCGCGGGTGGTGTCCGGGGCCCGTCCTCCGACGCCGTAGACGAGGGCGGCGTAGCCGAGCCAGTTGGAGCCCCACAGCAGGATGTTGGCGCCGCCGCCGAGCAGTCCGCCGGCGGACAGGATGAGGAGCATGCCGTAGAAGACGCAGATGATCGGGCCGATCAGCGGCTTCCAGGCGGGGCGCTCCTTGTGCCACCAGCGGACGGTGCCGAAGACGATGATGCTGGCGCCGACGATGAAGCCGCCGAAGGTGACCGCGTTGTTGTACCAGGCCGTCCAGAACATGTCGGTGAGGCCGTTGGCGAGGTTCATGGGGTCCTCAGTGGGAGATGAGGGCGACGTAGACGAGTGCGGAGCCGAAAGCGGCGACGAGGCCGATGGCGGTGAGCAGCTCGGTACGGGAGTTGGCGTAGAGCCAGATGCCGGCGGCGGACGCGGCGACCAGGAAGAGCGTCAGCAGGACGGCGTGCATCAGCCGGTGCGGCGCGGGAACGGCACGGGAGCAAGGTGTGGCTCGACGGCCTCGATGATCTGGCGCAGGGTGCGGACGCTTGACGGTGCGGGGCGCGGGTATCCGGCGTCTTCGACGGCCTTGGCCATCTCCATGGAGGTGGGGCGGAGGCCGGTGTCGTACAGCTTGCGGATGGCTTCGACGCGGAGGTCGTCGTACGGCGCGCGGACGGGCGTCGGCTCGGGCTCGGTGTCGGCCGTCAGCGGCTCGTCGGCGGGCGCATATCCGGCGGGCAGCTCGGGGGCCTGTACGGGCGGGGTGCTGACGGGCGTCGGCTGCTCGGTGACACGGGTGATGACGGGCGGCGCCGCGGGCATCGGCGGGACGATGACGGGCGTCGTCCGTACGAACGACCGGTGCACCTGACCCATGAGCGCCCCGAACGCGAGTAGCGCGGCGATGGGCGGCACGGCGGCCACGACGTAGTCGAGGACTGCGGCGTCGGTGCCGACTCCGGCGACGTTGAGGCCGATCGAGCCGACGGCGCCGAGGGCGGTGAGGGCGATGGCCCAGTAGTCGACGGTGCGCAGGAAGGAGGCGCGGAGGATGAGCAGTTCTCCGGCGAGGTAGAACAGGTCGAGGACGGCGGGCCAGGCCCAGGCGCGGGCGGGGTCGACGGCCAGGCCGTGGCCGGCGGCGACGTCGTGCAGGTGGTAGTACGACAGCCAGAAGGCGATGCCGGTGATGCCGGTGATGATGATGGCGGCGCCGATGGCGAGGCCGATCGAGGCGTCATGGGTAGGCTGTTCAGCAGCCATGGAGGTCTCATCTCCTGTGGTCAGGCCCTCGTGCTGGGATTCGCAGTCCCGGCCGGGGGCCGTTCTGTTGTGGGCGTCAGCGGCCGTCGTGGCCCGTCGTGACGCGGTGTCGGGTATCCGACACCGTTGAGAGTACCCGACACGAGCCCGGGTATGCAGACCTACGCTCCGGGCGGGAGGTGACGGGCGATGACGGACGTCGGTGACGAGGCGCGCGAGGCCGCTGACCGGGTGGTGGAGGCGGTGCGTGAGGCGCTGCGCCTGCTGGAGGCGGTGCCGGATGCCACGGTGCGCGCGCGGGCTGCTGGCCTGCTGCTCGCTGAGTGGCCGGAGTTGCACAAGCTGCCGAAGGAGATCCGTCAGCAGGCCGTCGACACCATGCATGCGCAGGGGATGGACTTTCCGGAGATCGGCGCGGCGATCGGAACGGACCGGTCGCGGGCGTGGCGGATCTGGAAGGGCATGCGCTGACGCTCGTCTGACGGCCGCTGACGTGCGCGCCTACGCGGGCGGGGGCAGGCTGGAACTATGAGCCCGCTGCGCCTGGTCGTCGAGCCGCCATCCCGGTCGGGTGGCCGGCGGGTGCGCGTAGACGCGGAGATCCTCGGCGTGGCGTACGGCCCCGTGGACGTGATCGAGTTCGCGCGGCGTGCTGGGCTGGAGAATGTCGACCTGGAGGACGAAGCGGTCGTGGACTGGCGGGGTGGCGGGCCGGATTACTGGCCGCCGCGCATGATGTGACGATGCCCCGTCAGCGCTGCTGACGGGGCATCGATGACGCCTCAGGAAGAGGACCTGGCGAAGGCCAGAACCCCGATCGTCACCGTCAGCGTCGTCACACCGGCCAAGGCGCCGGCTCCAGTCGCGTGGTACAGGGAGAGACCGCCTGCGAGCCGAGCGAAGATGCCGGCGCAGAGTCCGATGATCGTTGAGCCAAGAACGGTCAACGCGGCGAGCACAGTATTCGAGATGGGCTGATTGCCCGAAGATGACGGGCTACTATGCATAGAGGGCTTCCAGTGGTAGTGGCCATCGGGAATCCCGCGAGAGGGCTCGCACTGGCGTGGCTGTAGGAGGCTGCCGTGCGGGCCCTTCGCGTTGAACCCCATGTTAATAGATGTTATTTTGCCGTGTTTGCGTTACGGAGTTCTGGCGGATGGCTTTCCTCATCGAAAACCTCGCCCGCAACGTCGCGGAGTGTGAGGTTGTGGCCGTGCGTAGCGACCCCTTCGCGACCGACAACCCGGCGCAGACTGGTACTCGACGGCTGGCGGCTGTCCTTCACTACCCTCGATGAGCAGCTCGCCGCAGGCAGTACGGGCGTGGCCAGTTGACGCATGACGACGCCCCGCCAGCGGGTTGCTGACGGGGCGCTCGCATCGTCGGTCGAGGCTAGTGGTGGAGCCTCCCACCAGGTGGCGATCAACCCGAGGCCACAGGAGTTCCTTTGGCAGGGCGGGCCATCGGTCAGCACATCCGTCATGACGCGGGTCCGAGGTGACCTCATGCCACGGCGACGTCCTTGGCAGTGCGCATCCATCCGCAGCCCTCGCAGCGCACGGCTGGCGGTTGCCCGTCCCCGCCTTCGACGAGCAGTTGCCCGCGGCAGTGGGGGCAGGGGGGTTCGACGCGTTCGCTGCGCCTGGCGAGGGCGAGGGCGCGTTCGATCTGCTCGGCGGCCTGGGCGGCGACAGTGGTGATGCGGTCGGCGCGGAGCGAGCCCAGCAGCAGGAACGGGCCGGGCCCAGACTCGAGTCTGGCGGTGAGCCACCGTGCGGCCATGGGTGCGTCGCGGTAGCCGGGGTAGCGCCAGCGGCGGGGGTCGTCTCGGTCCTCGCGGGCGAGCTTGTTGCGGCGGAGCTGGTCGCAGAGCAGCCAGTTCGACGGTGCCCGGGACATGGGTGCGCGCTGGATCTCCGCCGCGATCACGTCGGCGAGGTACACCAGCTGCTGCTCGACGTCGCGCATGACGTCGACAATCGAGATGTCGATGGGTGCGGGTGCCGCTCCGAGGGCGGCGAGGCGGTCGCCGTACTCGCGGCGTTCCAGGCGCTCGGCGAGCAGCTGCTCAGCGCGATCGTCGCGGTCGAGGACGCGCGCGATGCCCATGGTGGGTGGCCATTCGCGGTTTTGGCGGGTGGTGAGGGCGTCGGTGAGGTCGGGCCAGCGGGTGACGATGGTGGTGAGGTGGGTGGTGGCGGTGGTCACGGGTCGCTCCTGTGGTGCGCGGGGCTATGGTGATCGCACCTGGGGCGCGCCCGGTCCGGCCAGACAGTGGGCGCGCCCTTCGTCATGCTCAGGGGTTCCGGCGGCGGGGCTTGGTGGAGGCCCAGACGAGGGCGATGAAGCAGGCGGTGGCGCAGACGGCGAGGATGGCGAGGAGGGCGTTGTCGCTCATGGGCTCGGCTCCTGGTTCGGTGTGGGAGTGGGTGTGGCGTGCGCGGTGGCGGCGTCCCATCCGGCGAGGAGGACGGTGACGCCGAGCGCTGTGCAGGCGAGTAGCGCGGTGATGAGGGCGGCGAGGATGGCTCTACGCATCGGCCGGGCCGTCGGCGGGAAGGGTGCAGGCGATGTCGAGCGTCGGGCCGGTGGGCCGGTTGGGGCAGTCGCGCCGGTGCAGGGGCTTGCCGATGAACGCGCCCGCAGTGCCGCAGCTGGGGCAGGCCGGGCCGGGCTCGACAGCGGGCGTCAGCCGTGCATCAGCGGGCACCAACCGGCCGTCGAGGACGGCGAGCGTCGCGCACTCGGAGTACGGGACAAGGGTGCTGTCGCAGCTGAGTCCGTCGTAGGCGGAGCATGTGGCGCAGATCTGGCGGCCGTTGTGCGTAGCTGGGCCGTGGAGGACGCGTACGGCGGCGATCAAGGCGGCGGCCTGGTCGCGCTGCTTGATGACACGGTCGAGCCGAGCGCGGAGCTGCTCGTTGTCGGCCTCGACGTCCGGGGCGCTGACGGGCGTCATCAGGGCGTCGCGGTAGGCGTCGAGGCGTCGGTTCGCCTCGATGTACCGGTCGTCTGTGTAGGCGATGTCGGGAAGCATCATGGCGAGCGCGTCAGCGCGGGCCTGCTGCGCCGTCGGTGACGCGTCAGCGGGCGTGGGGGCGAGGGTGTAGGCGTCGCGGCCGGGCAGCTTGGCCAGGGCCTCAGCAACGCGGCTCATCTGCTCGGCGAACGACTCGACGAGGATCCGCAGGGCTTCGGCGGGGTTCGGGTTGCTCATCGGTCTCGGTTCCTTCGGGTGCGGGGCCGGCGGGGTGGGCAGGTGAGGGCGCTGGTGGTGACGCAGACGAGCGCCGTGTAGGCGAGGACGGGGAGCCAGGTCATCGGCGGCCGTGCCTTAGGGCCATGGCGCGCCCGGCGAGTACGGCCCACACGCAGACGGCCACGCTGACGCCGAGGCCGGTGAGGAGCCACTCCCACCACGTCACGGCGTCACCTGGATCTCGTCGAGCGGCACCCCGTTGGCGAGCTGGCTGTACAGCTCCTGGAGCCGGGCCACCGCCATGGAGCCGCGTCGGTTGAGGGCGCGTCGAGCGGGGCCGGAGAGGCTGTTCCAGCAGTCGAGGCAGAGGTATTTGCCGGGGCCTTTGGGCTGACGGCAGGACGGGCAGGGGCTGGTCATGGTCATCGCGGCCCCCCAGTAGCCCCAGGAGCGCCCGGCAGGGGTTCGCGGGACTCCAGGGATGCCTGAACCCCCACACGGGCCTCGTACGACGGCACAGCGACATCCCCAGGCCTCAGCAGCCCCGTGCGCAGTGCCACCGCCACCGCATGCGGAGCCGACTGCACCCCCAACAGCGACCGAATGTCCTTCCAGTAGCCGGTGACCGTGTGTACCGACAGGTCCAGCTCGTGCGCGATCTGGGCGTTCGTGCGGCCGTTCGCGCACAGGCGGAGCACGGGAAGGTAGCGCGGGCCGAGCTTGGGCGCGGGCCGGCCGCGAACCGGTTCTGCGGCGGCCTGGTTCATGTGTCGCTCTCCGTGATCGCGAGTTGGCCTTTGGTGGCTTCGAGTTGTCGGAGTGCTCGGCGGCATTTGGGGCCGAGGCCGTCGGGTGAGGGTTGGCGGAGTCGGCGTTTGCAGGAGGTGCAGCGCTTGGTCATGTGGGTGTCTCCCGGGTTGCCGGGGCCTCGGTGTGAGGCCCCGGCGGGCTGGCTAGAAGGGGGGTTCGTCGGTGTAGCCGGTGTTGCCGCCGACGGCCCAGGGGTCGTCCTGCGGGGCCTGCTGCTGGCTGCGCTGGGCCTGCTGGGGTCGGCCTTGGCTCTGGCCCTGCCGCTGCTGCTGGGGCTGTCCGCCGCCCTGCTCGCGGGGGCTCTTGGAGACCTGGGCGACCGCGTACGCGAGGTTGGGGCCGATGCTGCGGATGGCGAGCTCGGGTGTCTGGTGCTTGACGCCGTCCTTCTCCCAGCTCTGGGTCTTGAGCTCGCCCGAGACCATGACCTCCATGCCCTTCTGCAGGGTCTCGGCGACGTTCTCGGCGAGGTGTTCCCAGGCGGAGCCGCGAACCCAGAAGGTGTCGCCGTCTTCCCACTGCTGGGTCTGCTGGTTGAGGCGCCGGCTGTTGAAGGCGAGGCGGATGGAGGCGACCGCCTTGCCGTTGGGGGTGAAGCGGAGTTCGGGGTCGGCGACGAGGCGGGCGATGCCGGAGATGGTGGGCAGGGGCACGGTGTGTCTCCTCAGGAGGTGGCGCCGGTGGTGGACCGGCCGGTGAAGGGGTCGGCGTCGATGGGCCGGTAGGTGATCCAGGGCCAGACGTTGTGTCCGTTGCCTTGGCGGAGGAACTGGGGGAAGTCGCGGTCGTCGCGCATGCCGCGCCAGGGGACGAGGCGGCGGCCGCGGTCTTCTTCGGCGGTGCGCTCGTCTTCGACGGGGCGGAGGCCGAATCCGAACTCGGGCCAGCGCAGCCACAGGGAGGAGCCGGCAGGGGCGAGTCCGCGGGGGCCGAAGCCGTTCGCCTTCGCGGCGTGGGCCTCCATGAGGAGCGCGCACCGCGCGGTCAGCCGTGCCTCGGTGAGCGCGAGGGTGACCTTGCGGGCCTGCTCTTCGCTGTTGGGGTCGCCAGCGTGGAGCTGGTAGATGGGGCCGATGACGAGGACGTCGGGCATGACGGTCTCGATGCGGCGCATGAGCCAGGAGCGGCCGATGGCGGAGGTGAGGTCGACGCCTTCGGGCTTGCAGTCGATGTGGAGCTGGCCGCGCTTGACGGGGTGATGGAGGGCGGCGGCGGTGTTCATGAGGCTTCGGTAGCGGCGGCGGGACTGGGGTGCGCTGTTCTCGGCGTCGAGGACGAGGACCTTGGCCGGGCCGAACTCGTTGGGCTGGTGAGTGAAGGGGTGGAGGCCGGCGGCGAGGGTGACGGCGAACTGGCGTAGGAGCACGGACTTCCCCCCGCCTTCGCCGCCAGTGAGCATCAGGCGGTCCATGCGCTCCAGGAGGCCGGGGACGATCCAGTCGTAGGTGTCGTCGTGGGTGAGGAAGTCCCACATGTCCTCGACGGGGCTGTCTTCGGCGGCGCGGCCTGCGTCGCGTACGTCGCGGGTGAGGCTGACTGCGTGTTCGGCGAGTTCGGCGGGTTCGCCGGCGGCGGGGTCGTAGCCGAGCTGGGTGATGCGCATGCCGGTCTCGATTAGGGCGCGGCGTAGGGCGAGCTGGCGGATGCGGTCGGCGTAGGCGGTGGCGTTGGAGACGAGAGGGACTTGGTTGACGAGGTGGTGGAGGTAGGGGGTGCCGCCGATGCGGGTGAGGTCGCCGCGGGCCTGGAGTTCGGCGCTGAGGGTGATGGGGTCGACGGGCTCGCCTCGGTCGAGGAGGGCGCCGGCGGTCTGGTGGATGGTGCTGTGGGCGGGCCGGTAGAAGTCGCCGGGGGTGAGCAGTTGGTGGATGGTGCGGGCGGTTTTGCTGGAGAGCTGGAGGGCGCCGAGGTAGGCCTGTTCGGCGTCGAGGTCTTGCGGGGGCGTCCGGTCGAGGGATGCGAGGTCGTCTGGGGCCTCGTAGAGGTCGGTCATCAGAAGATGCCTTTCTCGGCGGGGTCGATGTAGCGGGCTGGCTGGGTGCGCGTGGGCGCGGTGCCGTTCATGGCTTCGTTGACGACGGAGGGGAGCGTGGCGGGGTGGAGGTTCTTGGTCATCCACAGGGCGATGCCGCGCCGGATGTCGTCGGGGTCGATGTCGTCCTCGATGAGGGCCTTGATCTGTTTGGAGACCTGGCCGATGACGGAGGACGGGGGACGGCGTGCGACGCGCTCCAGCCACTCGCCGACGATCGTCTGTGCTGTGACTGGTGAGTGGTCGCGTGACTCTTGGGAGTGGTTAGGGACTCTTGTGGTCAGCTCCTGACCTAGCCCCTGGGTCAGCTCCTGACCTAGCTCTAGGTCAGCTCCTGACCTAGCCCCCTTGAAAGCTGGGTCATCTCCTGACCTAGCCTCTGCCCCTGTCTGGGGGGACTTGCCCGGTTTGGCTAGGTCACCTGCTGACCTAGCTTTAGCAGGGGCTAGGTCAGCAGGTGACCTAGCTGGAATGTGGATGAAGTACTCGTTCTGGGCGTGCTCGCGTCGGGCCTTGTCCGGGTCGGGCGAGGTGAAACGGACCCACCCCTCCTTGACCAACGTGGTCCGGTGCGTGAGGAACGCGCCCTTGGAAAGCCCTGTCGCCTCCAGGAGGACGGACTGAGCGGGCTGGTGCGCGGGCGGGATGATGCCGGACTCCAGGTCGGCCCAGGTGGCGATGGTGAGCGCCAGGAGCCGTGACAGCGGCG